ATCCCAGGCTCAAGGCCTGGGATGACGGAGCGTGGGGGCACTTGGCCGAGAAGCGCTCCATCTTCGCACTGGCGCGAGATCGACAATCTTTCGCTTGATCACCCCCTGAGAGATCATTTATCACTGCCGTAAATCCAAGCTGCGAATATTGCATCAGGAGATGATGTCGACGACGAAGTCGGTATCGGTCTTCGACCACCTGCGTCATTGACCAAGGCTTGCCGGCGGCCAGCGCCATCGTACACCACCCGATTTGCCACTGCGCGCACCCCTTGCTTGGGCTTGACCCGAGGATCCACGTCGGCCTCTACAGGACCGGGCATGGATCCCGGGCTCAAGGCCTGGGATGACGGAGAGTGGTTAGAGCGTTTTGCCAAACTCGCGCTTGATTGCGCCGGCTCAGTTTCAAATGGCGCGAGGGTTTATGCCGTTCCCCTCGGATCAAGCCTGGCGGGGCGGCGGGCAGCGAGCGCGGCTTGACAAACGTGCCAGCGGCAGCGCGCGGCTGCGCCGCATCGAAGACCCCTCACAAGGAGAACTGCAATGGACGCCTCGATTGCGCCGGCCTCGCGGGCTGCGGTGGTCACACCGAATGACAGCGCCATTGTCGGGGCGCGTGCGCTTTATATCGGCACCGCGGGGGATGTGGCGATTGCGCCGCGGCGCGACGTCGATCCTGTGATCTTCAAGAGCGTGCCGGCCGGGACGATCCTGCCGGTTCATGCGGCGATCGTGGCGCTGACCGGGACGACGGCGTCGAATATCGTCGCATTGTTCTGAGCTGTCAGACGCGGACCGATGGGCAGACCGACCAAGTTCAGCCAGGCGCTGGCCGAGAAGATCTGTGATCGCATTGCCGACCGCGAAAGCCTGCGGTCGATCTGCCGGGACGAGACCATGCCGGCGAAATCGACGGTGCTCTCCTGGCTCGCCGACGAGGACAAGGCGGCGTTTCGGGCGCGTTATGCGCTGGCGCGCGAGATCCTCGCCGACGGCTTCGTCGACGAGCTGGTCGAGATTGCCGACAACAGCAGCGATGACTGGATCGAGAAGAAGAATGCTAGCGGCGAAACCACCGGCTGGCAGGAGAATGGCGAGGCGATCCGCCGCTCGCAGCTGCGCATCGCCACCCGCCAATGGGTCGCCGAGAAACTGCGGCCGAAGAAATACGGCGCCAAGATCGAGCCCGAACAGGGTGTCGCCGGCGAAGTCTCGCAACTGCTGGAAGATATCAATGGCAAGACGCGCGGACTTCCAAACGGCGGTTGACCGGTTTTCCGACTGGCGCTGGCGGCTGAACAATCTCTACTGGATCACCGACAAGGCGGGCAAACGCGTCAAGTTCGAAATGAACCTGATGCAGATGACCTTCTTCGAGGAGATGCATTATCTCAACGTGCTCCTGAAGGCCCGCCAGCTGGGGCTGACCACCTTCATCCAGATCTTCATGCTCGATGCCTGCGTCTTCAACCGCGATATCAGGGCCGGCACCATCGCCCATACGCTCGGCGACGTGCAGACGATCTTCCGGGACAAGATTAAATATCCCTATGACAACCTGCCCGAAGGCATCCGCAACGCCGTGCCTGTCGTCAGGACCAACCAGACCGAACTGCTGCTTGCCAACAATTCGAGCATCCGCGTCGGCACCTCGCTGCGTTCAGGAACGCTGCAATACCTTCACATTTCGGAATATGGAAAGCTCTGCGCCAAATATCCCGACAAGGCGCGGGAGGTGCGCACCGGCGCGCTGAATACGGTGCAGGCCGGCCAGTTGGTCTTCGTCGAAAGCACGGCGGAAGGCCAGGAGGGGCATTTTTATTCGCTTTGCGAGGATGCCCAGGTCAAGCACCGCCAGGCGCTGGAGCTGACCGAGCTCGACTTCAAGTTCCATTTCTTCCCCTGGTGGAAGGAGCCGCATTATGCGATCGCGCCCGAGGGCGTCATCATCAGCGACGCCTTCGCCAAATATTTCCGCGAGCTTGCCGAGCAGGGGATCGACCTGACCGCGGGCCAGAAGGCCTGGTACGTCAAGAAGGCCGAGATCCAGCTCGGCGACATGAAGCGCGAATATCCCTCGACGCCGGCCGAAGCTTTTGAGGCGAGCGTCGAAGGCGCCTATTACGCCGATCAGATGGCAATCGCCGACGCCGAGGAGCGCATCGGGGTATTCCCGCATGTCGACGGTTATCCCGTCCACACCATCTCCGACATCGGCATGGACGATGCCAACAGCGTCTGGCTGTTTCAGGTGCTGCCCAGCCGGGTGAGGATGATCGGTTATTTCGAGCATACCGGCACCGGCATGGACGGCATGCTCGACGAACTCGAGCGGCGCGCACGCGACAATGGCTATGTCTACGGCGTCCACAACATGCCGCACGACATCAAGGTCAGGGAATGGACGCGCGGCGGCATGACCCGCATCGAAATCATGCTGACGGAAGTCAGGGCCCGCGGTCTCGGCACGGTGCGCAAGGTCGAGCGCGCCTATGTTCATGACCGCATCAACGGCACCCGGCGCATATTGGCCAAGGTCGAGTTCGACCAGGCCGGCTGCGCCGACGGCATCAAATGCCTGCGCAACTACCGCAAGGACTGGGACGAGGATCTCGGCGTCTTCCGCGACGAACCACTGCACAACTGGGCCTCGCATGGGGCGGATGCTTTCGGCGGTCTCGCCATCATCTTCACCGGCCTGGCGCCGGAACCGCTGAAGCCTGAGCGTAAGCCGCTGCCGACCTTCCAGACGATGACCTTCAACGAATTTGCCGATGCCACCCCTGAATACAGCGAGCGTGTTTGATGGAAGACGAGATAACGGCTTTTGAGGGCGGCGAGCGCTGGGATCCGGCGAAGGTCGGCGCCTATTGGCAGCAGGAGCTCGAACGCGCCCAGCGCTATTTCAAGTCCTGGCACGACCGCTGCGTCAAGATCGAGAAGATCTATCTCGACCAGCAGTCGGACCAGACCAGCGCCGCCAAGCGCCGCTTTCCGATGCTCTGGGCCAATACCGCGGTGCTGCAGCCGGCCGTCTATGCCCGGATGCCGCAGCCGGTGGTCGAGCGCCGCTTCAAGGATGCCGAGCCGGTCGCGCGCATCGCCTCCGAGATCGTCGAGCGCAATCTCGCTTATACAGGCGACGAGGCCGATCTCGATTCCATCATGCGGGCGGTGCGCGACGATTTCCTGCTCTGCGCCCGCGGCACGGTGTGGCTGCGTTATGAAGCCGACTTCGAGCCGCTCGACATGGGCGTGGCGCCGTCGGACCCGCCGGCGGATGGCCTGCCCGGTGAGATGGGCGGCCCCTCGATGGAGGCGATCGCCGACGAGCGCGTCTGCATCGATTACGTTCATTGGTCGGATTTCCTGCACTCGCCGGCGCGGCGCTGGAAGGACGTCACCTGGGTGGCGCGGCGCGTGCCGATGACCGACGAGGAGATGGAAAAACGCTTCGGTCGTGAGGCGATGGCCTCCGGGGCGGCGCAGGCGGCAGCAGGCGGCAAGGGCGCCAGCCAGGCCGAGCGGGCCGAAAACGAGGGCAAGACCCACGTCTGGGAAATCTGGTGCAAGAGCGAGAATTACACCGTCTGGATCGCCGACGGTTCGCCCGTCGCATTGGAAGTCTCCGAGCCGCCGCTGGAGCTGACGCATTTCTGGCCTTGCCCGCGCCCGGCCTATGGCACGGTGTCGACCAGCTCGCTGATCCCGGTTCCCGACTATGTCTATTACCAGCAGCAATGCGACGAGATCGATCTGCTGACCAAGCGCATCAACAAGCTGACCGATCAGCTGCGGCTGAAAGTGTTTTACCCCTCCGGCGACGGCGCGATCTCGCCGGCGATCGAGAAGGCGATGCGGCCGGAAAACGACATGGTGATGGTGCCGATCCCGGAATGGGCGGCGTTCACCGACAAGGGCGGCTCGAAGGCAGTCGTGACATTGCCGATCGACGAGGTGCAGAAGGTGATCGTCGCCTGCATGGCGGCGCGCAAGCAGCTGATCGAGGATGTCTACCAGATCACCGGCATCTCCGACATCGTGCGCGGCGATACCCAGGCGTCGGAGACGGCGACGGCGCAGCGGATCAAGAGCCAGTGGGGCTCGATCCGCATCCGCGACCGCCAGGCCGAGCTCGCCCGCTTTGCCCGCGACATCATCCGCCTCGCCGGCGAAATCATCTGCGACCAGTTCCAGCCGGAAACGCTGATGCTGGTCAGCGGCATCAAGCTGCCGAGTATGGCTCAGAAGCAGCAGGTCGAAATGCAGATGCAGCAGATGCAGATGGCGGCGCAGCAGACGGCGATGTGGGCCGAGCAGATGGGGCAACCCGCACCGCCGCCGCCGGAAATGCCGCCGCAGCTGCAGCAGATGATGGGCGGGCCGACGATCGACGAGGTGGTGCAGTTGCTGCGCAATGACAGCATTCGCGGTTTCCAGATCGAGATCGAAACGGATTCGACGATCGAGCCCGACGAGGACGCCGAAAAGCAGCGCCGCATGGAATTCGTGCAGATGGTCGGCGGCTTCATGCAGCAGGCCGGCGCCATGGCGCAGCAGTCGCCGATGCTGGTGCCTGTCATGGTCGAAACACTGCTCTTTGCCGCCCGCGGCTTCCGGGCCGGCCGTCAGCTGGAAAGCATGCTGGAGCAGGTGGGAGGCCAGCTTTCCCAGGCGGCCAGCGCGCCAAAACCCGAGCCGCTGCCTTCGCCCGGCGAGACGCTCAAGCTGAAGACGGCCGAGGTGAAGGCCGGCGCCGAACAGCGCAAGGCCGAGCTCGGCGTCGCCCAGGCCGAGATCGAGCACCGTGCCGCAGCCGAACAGGCGCGCGGTGAAATGGCGGCGCAGGCGATCGACCAGATGCGCGCCGCGCAGTCCCTCTACCAATAGGTTTGCCGGGAGCAACAGCATGAGAGAACGCTATTGCCGCGTCTGCGGCGGCTGGCACCAGCTCGACAAATGGCCGCACAACTGCCTGCCGGCGCAGACCCTGGCCCGGTCGGATCTGCCGGCGCCGCACTTCGTCAGCGACACGATCGAGATCCAGTCGATGCATGACGGCCGGCATTACACCTCGAAGGCCAAGCTGCGTTCCGCCTATCGGGCGGCAGGCGTGGTCGAGATCGGCAATGAGAAGCCGCAGCCGATCGAAAAACCCAAAGCGGACCGGAAGGCGATCCGCAACGAGTTGCGGCGGGTCCACGCCGAATACAACGCCTAATGCATGTCGCCCGGAAGTGTGCAGCGGTTCCGGGATAACGACATGCATAAAAGCTCTAACGGGCATCAATCCCCGAAATAGGAACTTTCCCCATGGGTATGGAAGACTTCAACGAAGCCGGCAACGGCAGCGACGACTTTGATGTGTCCGGCGACAATTCAGTCAATGATAGGCCGGTCAGCATCCGCGACAGCCTGAAAGCGGCGATCGACACCGTCGAAGGCGATGGCCCGGACGATATGCCGACCCAGCCGCGCGACGGCGAAAACGGCCGTTTCCTCGCCAAGGGGCAGGAGCAGGCCGCTGCCGACCGGCAGCAGACGCCGCAGGCGCAGAGCCGGGGGCAGGGCGGCGAACAGTCGGCCGCCGTGGCCAACCGGGTTCCGCCCGGCTGGTCGGCGGAGGCCAAGGCGCAGTTCACCAGCCTGCCGAGCGAGGTGCAGGCGGCGATCGCCAAGCGCGAGCAGGAAGTCGATCGCGGCTTCCGCGTGCTGCAGGATTACAAGGGGCTGGAAGAATTCACCCCGATCGTCCGCCGGGCCGGCATGACCCATGCCGATGTCATGCGCCGGGCGATCGACTGGGAAAACGCCCTGATCCGCGATCCCGTCAATACCGTCCTCCACGTCGCCAAGGTGGCAGGCGTCAATCTGCACGCCCTGGTCAACGGCGAGAGGGGGGAGGCCCTGCATCGCCAGCCGGCGGGGCGTGAGCTCCAGCGCCAGGCAGGTCCCGTCAATGTCGAGGCCACGGTCGAACATGTTTTGCGCAAGAGAGACACCGAAACTCAGGTCGATGCCTTTCTTTCCGATCCGGCCAATGCGCATGCCGAAGACGTTCTCGACGACATGGTCGCCCTCATCAATGCGGGGCGGGCATCGACACTTCAGGACGCCTACGACGCCGCATGCTGGATGCGACCGGACATTCGCCAGCAGTTGATCAGCCAGACTGCGCCGGCCTTCGTCCACCCACAGCATGCCCAGAGGGCCGCAGCGGCAGATCAAGCCCGCCGCGCCTCGCGATCCATCTCTGGCTCTTCCGCGCCGGGCCCGACCCGCGATGCGGCAAGAGGCCAGCCCACCTCCATCCGCGACTCGCTGCGCGACGCCATGCGTTTTTCGCGCGGCCAAGTCTGATCAAAGGCCAAGTCTGATCAAAGGAACGATCGATGCCCATTTCCCCCAACCTCTCTGAAATCGTCACCACGACGCTGCGCAACCGCAGCGGCACGGTTGCCGACGACGTGACGAAGAACAACGGTCTTCTCACCCGTCTGAACAGCCGCGGCCGCAAGAAGCCGATTTCCGGCGGCCGCACCATCGTCCAGGAACTGCAGTACCAGGAAAATAGCACCTTCAAGCGCTATTCCGGCTACGACATCCTGAACGTACAGCCTTCCGACGTCATCACTGCCGCCGAATATGACCTCAAGCAGGCCGCGGTTGCCGTCTCCATGTCCGGCCTCGAACAGCTGCAGAATTCCGGGGAGGATGCGATCCTCGACCTGCTCGAGCAGCGCATCGAGAACGCCGAAACCACGCTGAAGAACAACATCGCGCTCGACTGCTATTCCGACGGCACGGCCGATGGCGGCCGGCAGATCGGCGGCCTGCAGCTGTTGATCTCGACCTCGCCGACCTCGGGCACCGTCGGCGGCATCTCGCGCGCCACCTGGGGTTTCTGGCGCAACCAGAAATTCTCCGCCTCGGCCGATGGCGGCGCGGCGGCCACCAACGCCAACATCCAGAGCTACATGAACCGGCTCTATATGTCCTGCGTGCGCGGTTCCGACGCCCCCGATCTCGTCGTCGCCGACAACAACTTCTTCCGCCTCTACTGGGAATCGCTGCAGGCGATCCAGCGCATCACCTCCGCCGACAAGGGCATGGCCGGCTTCCAGTCGCTGCAATACATGGGCGCCGACGTGATCTTCGACGGCGGCTTCGGCGGCGGCGCGCCTGCCAACCAGATGTTCTTCCTCAACACCAAATACCTGTTCTACCGCCCGCATCGCGACCGCGACATGGCCCCGATCGGCGACGAACGCATGAACACCAATCAGGATGCCTTCGTGCAGCTGATGGGCTTCGCCGGCAACCTCACCATGAACAACGCCTTCCTGCAGGGCGTGCTGTTCGCCTGATCGAACGAAAGGAACAAGCAAATGTCGATCGCAACCATCCAGTCCGATCGTCTTGGCGCGAACCCGTTCGTCGTCGAAGGCCCGATCGTTTCCGGCTCCGGCATTCCCGGGCCGAATTTCGCCCTCGGCGCGGTTGCCGGCGGCGATCGTGAAGCCGAATGGGTCTATTGCCAGCTGGTGCTGGCGTCGCAGACGACCCTTCAGCCCGGTCAGTGGTTCCAGTGGACCAAGGACTATGTCGCTTCGCTGCTGACCACGGCCGGCGCCGTCGTCGGCCAGCGCTGCGGCGTCTTTTCCGGTGCCGCCCAGCCGCCGACCCTGACCGGCGGCCCGGTCGGCGCCATCACCCTGGCCGCCGGCACCTATTACATCTGGCTGCAGCGCAACGGCCAGGCGCCGTCGCAGGTGGCGAGCGCAACGGCGGCCCTCGTCGTTGCCGAAACCACCACCACCGCAGGCCAGGCGAGTGCCCCTGCCTCGGCAACCGTCGGCACCAAGGCGATCGCCAACGTCAACTTCGCCGCCGCCAACCAGACATTCACGGCCAACACCGTCAACGGCTCCAGCCTGTTGACCGGTCTTGCCGGCCTGAATGCCGGTTCCGGCCCGTTCATCGGCGCGGCCGTCTCCGGCACGGGGATTGCGGGCGGCACGACGATTTCGGGCATCACCTACAGCCCGAACGGCGTCGTCCAGAGCATCACGCTCTCGGCCAATGCGACGGCCAACGGCACGGGTATCACCATCACGGCGACGGGCGTGCTCGAGGCGACGCTGATGCGGCCGTTTCTGTCGAAGGTGAACTAAAGGCGAAGCAATCAACGGGCGTTTCGGCGCCCGCCATGGCTACTTTCAACGCTTGCACACTTCTCTTCCGTCATGCTCGGGCTTGTCCCGAGCATCTGCTGCCGGCCGATGCGTAGCAGATCCTCGGCACAAGGCCTGGGATGACGAGAGGAGATGTTTCCCCCGCCCATTTCCCATCTCCCCGCCATCAACAGCGAGACCAGCACATGCCCGACAACACCGGAATCTACGCCTCCTTCAGCCTCGAACCGGTCGAGCAGACCTTTCTGACCGAGAAGGAGGGCCGGCCGATCTTTGCCGACAAGGAATTTGTCCGCATCTTCATTGCCGGCGACAAACACACCGAGGTCTACCGCGAGGTGACCGACAACGACAGGCTCCGCTTTGCCGACGCCTATAAGCGCTTCAAGGAGGGTGCAGCCGCCCGCGAGCAGCTGACCGGCACGCCGCTTTCGCAATGGCCCTATCTGAAGCCCAGCCAGATCAAGGAGCTGGAGGCGGTCAATATCTATACCGTCGAGCAGCTGGCTGCCCTTTCCGATACCGCCAAGCAGAAGATCGGCATGGGCGCCAACGAGCTGACCGCGGCTGCCCGCGCCTATCTCGCGACCGCCGAAAACTCCAGCGCCGCTTCCGCCTTTGCCGCCGAAAACGAGCGGCTGAAGGACGAGGTGAACCGCCTGCAGGCGCAGATGAAGGAAATGGCTGTGCGCTTCGAGGCGCTCGAAAAGGAAGGCGAGGGCGGCAAGAGTCGCAGCCGGCCGGCGGCCTAATGAAGCGCTGATACAAGCCGCCCCC